GACTTCGAGCTTGAGGACATTGACCCGGCGGAGCTTATCGACCACTACATCGAAGCGGAGGTTGTTCATACCAAGCTCCCGTCCAACAAAGACCCGAATAAGACGGTTACTTTCGCCAACCTCGGTGATAAGTCTCCCGCTGAGTATTTTGATACCGAACCCGTGTCCCGTGCGCTGACGCTCGGCAAGGACAAGAACGCCACTCCTGCCCCGCAGAAACAGGCTACTGCTCCCGCTCCTGCCGCACCGAAAAAGGGTCTCGACCTTGACGCACTGCTCGGAGGTTGATGGGTATGGGGAGCGAAAGCTCCCCTCCCTCTAAAGGAGGTATCGTAAATGGAATTACAGGATAGCGGCAACCGCAGAGAATTTGACTCCGGCGCGGTACGAGACATCAACGAGGGCAAAGGCAGGTGTGACCTGCTCCCGCTCGGTGTGATAGCCGATATGATTGATGATGAAATTCTCTGCCGTATCGACCAGTATGTTCGTTCCGGCAATAGAAGCTCTCTTGTAGCCGCAATCAAGTCTTTCGCGGAGTACCGATATGGGAGTCTTTATACGGCTCTGTTAGAGGTCTCCAAGCACTATGAGGACGGTTGCAACAAATACGGTGAGCGTAATTGGGAAAAAGGTATTCCCCTTCACTGCTATATCGACAGCGGTGTGCGCCACTACATCAAGTTTATTCGCAGTGACGAGGACGAACCACACGATAGAGCGTTTCTGTGGAATATGCTTGGTGCGCTGTGGACACAGCAATATCACCCGGAATGTTGTGACCTGCCGTTTACAGAGGAGGTACAAAATGACTGATAAAGAACGCCTTGACCTTATGATGAGTACCAATCTCGCCGGGATTGTCAAAGACGATTTTCTCAAGTGGCTTGGTGAAAACGGATTTTTCAACGCCCCGGCAAGCACAAAGTACCACGGTAATTATGCGGGAGGTCTGTTCGACCATTCCTTTATAGTGATGAACCTGCTTGTGGAGCTTTCGGCGGCGAACGCTCTCAAGTGGAAACGCCCCGCGAGTCCGTTCATCGTGGGTATGTTCCACGACCTTTGCAAAATCGACCAGTATCGAGGAACTTGTTGTAAAGACGGGGCTTTGCACGACCACATTGTTGATTGGGAATATAATCCCAACACGCTTTTCAAAGGTCACGGTGATAAATCCATCATTCTTCTCTCCCAATTCCTCACGCTAACCGATGAGGAAGTCGCGTGTATACGCTACCACATGGGTGCGTTTACCGAAAAAGAAGAATGGCGAGATTACACCCGCGCCGTACACGCTTTCCCGAATGTCCTGTGGACGCACCAAGCAGATATGCTTGCGTCCCATGTGGTAGGGATTTGACGATGGCAGTGTTCAAGAGAGCGAACGGTCACATTTTCGGCGTTCAATTCTCTGCCAAGGAGCAGAAAGCGATTGACGCTGAAATCCTCCGACAGTGCGCGGAGTACGACAAAAAGAACGCCGATGAGGTGGACGCACTGATTTTGTGGTTGCTCCATGAGAAGTTTGGGTTTGGTAAGAAGCGGCTGAGAGCTTTCTACGACTTCTTCTCTACCGAACTGGACGCACTGGTTAAGCGGTATGAAATGGGAGACGAGGACAAGGCGTGGCTCTGCTCCCGAAAATTGAGAGATTATGGAATTGACATTTCCGAATGGAATAAGGAGGAAAAGAAATGAGTTACAAGCTCAAGACTGTAAACGGTAAGGTTGCTTTCCTGCTCAAGACGGGTAAGGATTTTGTGAAAAATCAGATGGCTGTTGCTTCCGCACAGCACATTATCGACACGGGCGAGGTCAAAAAGTCCGATGTTGAGGGTTATCCCATCAATGTGGACGATAAGTGGTATTTCGCCGGAGAGGTGTTTAAGAAGTCCGCTCCTCGCAAGACGGAGGGCAAAGCCGAATGAGAACCTTTTACTCTGAGTATGTTCAGCATTGCATGAGATTTTATTCCCGTCATGGGAATCCGAAGTTCCGAAGTGACGCGGATAAAAAGAACTGGTATGCCTGTGACAGTGCTTTGAAAGGTTTTACCGATAAGGAGCGGGAAATGCTCCTCACCGTCTATCGTGAGGGTGATACCATTCCCGACAATATCTACAACCTGTCGGTGGCACTGGAAATCAAACAGGACATCATTTGGAAGCTCGTAAACGAGTTGGAACGCAAAGTGGCAAAAAGGAGGGGACTTGTGTGAACTGCTACGAGAACATACCTGCGGAACTAAAAAAACTGAATCAGTGGGTTTGTACTCGTGGCAATAGCAAAGTCCCGATGAAAGCATGGGAGAATGAAGCCGCGTCCTCCACTAATCCGCAGACATGGGCTGATTTCGATACCGCGCACAAATCGGTTTCAGACGGTCACTATGACTACTGTGGGTTCGTGTTCAACGACAACGGACTTGTAGGTGTGGACATTGACGCGGGATATGACGAGGACGGGTTTCTCTCTCAGCTTGCCGCTGACATTATCGGGAAGTGCCAAAGCTACACGGAGAAATCCAAGAGCGGACGCGGCTTTCATATCCTGCTCAGAGGTGACTTGCCCTTTAAGGGCAAGAACAACCTCGCCGGGGTAGAGATATATAAGTCCTCCCGATACTTCATTATGACAGGCGATACGCTCCTCTATCGCACCATCGAGGAAAATCAGAGTGCGATTGAGTACATTGTCGAGAAGTATTTCCCCGATACCCGACAAGAGAAAGAGACCCCGACCTTTGGCGGTCGTATCTACTGTCCTATTTGGGAAATGCCCGAAAACAATCGTATCAAACTCCGTCCTGTCTATCCCCGCATACCAAACGGAAGCCGAAATATCTGTCTGACCTCCCTTGCGGGTATGCTCCACAACCAAGGTTATAGCAAGCAACAGATATATGACGAACTGCTCTACTGCAACACGGTTGCCTGTGACCCTCCTCTCGACAGAGGTGAGATACGGACAATCTGCAACAGTGTGACACGGTACAAACGATGAAATACGAACCATATCACGCGCTCATAAACGCGATTATCCTGCAAGCGGTCAAGGATTACCGCACAGCATTGGACGATGAAAACACCTCCGGCATAAAAGAATGTGAGCGGTTCTTCCGCTCCGATTGGTTCACTTTTCTCACCGATGTTGACGGGGAAATCATTATCCGGCAGGTTCAAAGGGAGATACAAAATGACAAATTATAAAGAAGAAACTCTTTTTAAGTACGCAAATAGAATTATAAATCTCTGTGAGTCTAAAAACCTTAAAACTTATGATGGCTTTGTTCCTCTCATTGATGAACTGTATTCGCAAGACTACGGTATATTTACAGACACTAAGGTTTCTGACCTAAATTCCAAGCCCAACATAAGTGTACTAACGCTTGGGAGTCCCGATAATACAGGTGCTAAAAAGGAATGTCAGTTTATGCGCCTTATGGAGATTACACCTAAAGAATTTCGTAGAAAATGTGGTTTATTTACACCGAAACCATATATCCTCGAAACCTCGTTCGAGACTCGCTCAAAACCATTGGTTGTGCCGCTCTACATCAAAAACAGAGATTTGACGATTTTAGAACCGCCGAACCTTGCTCCAATCCCCAACAATATAAGGTCGGAAGTGTATAATTCGATTCAAGTTTTATTGGGTGTTCAGTTCAATTTAGAGAACCAACCCCGCGTATATTTGAAGCCGGAAAAAGCTGAGATTGGTTTCACTCTACCAATCGACAACCTATCTCAATTAAAAGAATTGTTCTCTTTAAGAGATATTCCAGATGGTTACTCGCGCAGACTTGCTCTCCTCCATTGGGTTTCTAAGCACTTGCGGAGGAAGCCTACAAATCGTGAAGAAAAGACGGAAGTTAGACGGCATTTGAGAGGGCGAACGAATTTTGATTGGTTGGGAATAAAAGGTACGATATTTAATGATTGAGACAACAGGAGGAAACAACCGATGATTAAGGTAGAACACATCGTTACATGGGGCTTTGAACACGCTATCCGTGGAATGAGAAACCCTTTAAACAGCTGGGACAGGTCGGACAGTAAGTTTGACTACGACAAAATGTGTCTCGGTGAAAACGACCTCGCCCTCATGCGAAAACTATATGTGGCGGGACAGCCGCACAGAAAGTATCTGAGACAGATTTTCGTGAGCATGGACATTACCGCTCCGTTGTATTGGTGGAAAGAGTTTGATACATACAAGGTCGGCACAACCGCCAATTCCTGTTCCACCATGCACAAGCTGACCGCAAAAGAGTTCACCATTGAGGATTTCAGCTTTGAGGACTGCGATAGATGGACGAAAGATGTTGCCTGCTCCTGCATTATCAACGCTCTCAACATGAACCGCTTGAAGTACCTTGAGACCAAGGACAAGGAGCTATGGCGGCAGATGGTGCAACTTCTTCCCTCAAGCTACAATCAGCGGCGTACCGTCAGTATGACCTATGAGAATGTGATGAATATGCTCGACTACCGTGAGGGTCACAAACTGGACGAGTGGCGGGAGTTCTGTAAAATTCTGAAACAATTACCGTATGTGAACGAAATTCGTGATAATAGAATTTAATTCGCATTATCTATTGACTAATGCGAATTAGTGTGTTACAATAATTCTGTAAAACAGAATTACAGGAGGTAACTACTATGTCACAGCGAATCATGTTCAAAAGCATTTATGATGAACCCAAAACGAATCAGATGAGTATTCGTCTTGGAGACAGACTGAAACGCGATTTGGAAAAAATCGCAACCATGAACCGAGCTACGGTAACGGATATTGCGACTGCCGCTCTTGCCGCATACGCCAAAGAACACACAACCGATATTCAGTATTACAACAAAGTATTCGGGAACGAGGGAGATGGTGAGAAATGATTGTTACAAAGAACGGGGAAACATTGCCGGAAACCCTCGAAGAATGGATTGAAATTCACGGTGAGCCTGTTTACACCGACTCCGAAAATCATGCGAACACAGAGAACTCTCCCTCTCTACCTGTTAAGGTCATTCAATGCCACACAGTACCATACGAGGAGCGTGAGGATTGCATTGGGTTAGACCAATGTGTGTACGAAACCAAAGCCGGAAGGAAGCGAATTAACTATCCGAACACGGTGCAAGCAATCGGACAGTCTAACAACCTCATAAGTGTCGAGCGTATTCTCTATTCCCCCGATGGTGCTATCTCTGATATGAGAATGAGAAAAGACATATCCGATAGCTTAGTTATGGCAGGGTGGACGGATGTCCTTGACGCACCTGTTACACACATTCTGAACTCTTTGAAAGATACTTTTCATTGCGACAGTCTTCCTGTTAGCAAGAATGTTATCCCATTCGCCAACGGAGATTTACACATTGGGGAACGAGAGTGGGTGTTTCGTGAGGGTGAGAAAAAACAAGGAGCATATCGCCTATCGGTTGACTTCATTCAAGAAGACCTCCCTATGCCGTGGTTTTCAAAATGGGTGAATGATGTATTTGTTTCCGAGGATATAACGACTCTGCAAGAACTACTCGGTTACTGTCTCATACCTATTACAACAGCACAAGAAGCCTTTATCCTTGTCGGTGAAGCGGGTGTAGGTAAATCCGTATTGACAAATCTGCTTGCTAACATTTTCGGAAATGCGTACCAAGAGCTTAGTATCAAAGAATTGGCACAAAACCGATTTTATACTTCTCTCGTGGAGAACAAACTCGTTATTTACGATGATGATTTGCACACAGAAGCTCTCGCGGAAACAGGTATTTTCAAAAAACTCATTACGGCAAATCAAGAAATCACAGCAGAACGGAAATACGAACAACCCCATAAGTTTTTGCCGTACTGCACTATCATTGCCAACAGTAACGATATGATAAAGACCTTATATGACGATTCCGATGGGTTTTACAGACGGCTACACCCTATCCATGTAAAGGATAAAGACCCTCACAGGCGCAATATCTCTAATATGGCAGAGCTTGTTGCCAACGAGAAAGAAGCTATTGTACGGTGGGCGTTAAAAGGTCTGCACCGCGTTATAGCTAACAACTATAAAATCTCATGGAGTGCGCGTTCCAAAGAGTATATGGGGTCTGAAAAGGAAAAAGGTCTCCCGTTCCCCGATTTCATTGACACTGTATTTGAAAAGGACGAAAGCGGGTCAATTACGATGGAGCAGATTGGAAAAGCCTACAAGACATGGTGTAAGCAGAATGCAATTCAAGAGCTGTCCGTTCGCCGTTTGCAAAACTGGCTCGGTGCGAACGCCGAAAAATACAACATAAAGAAAACAAGTATTGGCGAACGCCGTTTGAAAGGATATAGCGGTATAAAAATTCGTCCAGAATGGGACTCATCAAGAATACCGCTCTAAGCAAGGAGGTGCAACGACTATGTTTATTTGGCTCACAATGCAGAACATCGGACAGGTGCTTGTAAATCTCAACCTCGTCACCGCTGTCACCTGCGTACAGGGTAGAAATACCGTCTGTTTTACTGGCGGCGAGGAGGATTATATCGTGGTTACGGAGTCCCTTGAGGACATCTACGAGCGGATTCAGTCCGCAGAAAAGAGGTACAGAAAATGATGATACCCGAAAAGCTGAAAATCGGCGCAAAGGTCTATGATGTGGAAATCACAAACAAGCTCGACTTGGGTAATGTGAATTACTCCGGCGAAATCTCCTATACCGACTTGGTTATCCGTATCTGTCCGAACGCACAGGCGAAAATGGAAGCCGACTTTCTTCACGAAATGATTCATGGTATGCTCGACCATCTTGGCTATACCGAACACGATGAGAAAAAGGTTGACGAGCTTGCAAATGTGCTTCACATGGTGATATTGGATAATCCCGCCGTGTTCACACCTGTTAAGGAGGGACAGCACGAGAATGTTTGCAATTCAGAATCAGAAGACAGGTAAATTCCTGTACGGCACGGACTATCGCTACAATCCTCCCCGACAGCGAACGAGCTTCAACGAAATGCGTACTTACTCCGATTTGAGATACGCCGTGGCTGACTTCAACAGTCGCAGGTGTGGGAAAGACTATCGCATTGTAGTCCTAAAAACGGTCGAGGTCAAGCGGGTTATCGACTATGACTGTGAGGAGGGTTACGCATGGAAATGAAAATTCTGAATGAGCTTGCGGGTATGCTTGAGGACATAAATCCGAACGAAATCGTCTCTCACATACTGGACGGGACGCTCCTGCCGTGGCTTGCGAGTTGGAAAATGAAGTCTCAAATGTTGGTGGCTTTCCTGCTCGAAAATAGCCGCGCAACCGCTCAAAATGATTGAATGAACCGCTCCATAATACAGTAATACTGCAATACTGTAATATTCCGAGCGGTACAAGGGGTAAAAGAGCGGTTAGAAAAGTAAACCGCTCACCACTTAAACCCTTGAAATTACTGTGTTTGAGCGGTGAGCGGTTATATTACTATAAACCTTATATGTGCGCGCGTGTATATATAGAGTTTTTACTCGATATAAACCGCTCACCGCTCAGAACGGAAAAGAGGACTCTCGTGCGATTATACGACTTTACGGAGGTGCATTGGAAAATGGCAGAGAAAAAGACGGAAAAAGATGTGCAGGTGATTAAGAAAAAGCCCCGTGGTGGAAACTCCCCTGTCATTGGTGATAACGGGCTTATGCTCGAAAAGGGAGACAATGCAAAGATTTTGCAAGTCAATATGGCACTGATGAAAATGCCGGAGATTGACCTTGATGATGTGGAAGCAGTTGAGAACAGGTTGATGGAATATTTTAGCCTGTATGCTCAAGCTGATATGAAACCTACGGTTGTTGGTATGGCGATTGCTTTGAATGGGCATAGCCGTCAATGGCTGTGGGCTGTTGCTCGTAATGGGGCTATCAATGGTAGGGGCGAAACGGTCAACCTGCGCCCGGAGGTGGCGAACACCATTAAAAAGGCGTACTTTATGATGGAAAATCAGTGGGAAACCTACATGAACAGCGGCAAAATTAACCCTGTTTCGGGTATCTTCCTTGGCAAGAACAACTACGGCTACCAAGACAAGACCGAATATGTTCTCACTCCCAACACACAAAACGACTCTGACTACAACGCCGAGGACATTCGACAGCGTTACCTCATCGACTCTGACAGCGACTCTCAGAGCGACTAACGACTCTCGACTTTCAAACGACTTTCGACTATCGACTATCGACTATCAATCAGACCGCCCAAACGGGAAAGCGGCTCACGCGCCGACACCGTTGGGCGGTCTTTTTGCGCGGATTTTTGCCGGAAAATTGGGGCTTTTGAGCGGGTTGTATTAACGCTTTACCGCGATAAAGCAAAATGCCCCATTTCGGCGGGGCTTTTTCTTGTCTTATATAATGTATGTCTTCTGTTGAGAAAATGAACATTTATTTTTGCTCAGAAATTTCTGAAATATTTTCGAAAAACCTCTTGACAAGTTCAGATATATCTGATATAGTTTAGACAAGCTCAGAGATAACTGAACAAATTACAGGAGGAAAACAAACATGAAAAATATTGAAATTCCTATTTGCAAAGAGCAACGCTTTTTTGAGGGGCTTATTAAAGAGCTTGTGAAAGTATTAGCGGATTTCGAAATGTCGGAAATTATCAGCGTTTTCGAATTTGCACAAACCATTGCAAGAGAAAAGAACAAATAAACAACATAAAACAGATTATAGGAGGTAAAACAAAATGAAATTCAAGACAACGCAAAAAGCAATCCGGGCGAATTACAATAAAATTATTTGCGTTCCCTATTGCGGGTTGCAAAACCTATTGAATTATGAAAGCCCCATAGCGTACACCGAACGCCGG